AGAGAAAGATTTGCTGAAGGAAAAGAAATACCCATGGATGAGATCATGGAAATATTTGAAATGGATTTAAACAGAGCTGCGGCAGGAGCAGATATGTTAATACAAGACAACATCGGACACGACTTACCCCAACACGTAGGCGAAGTTATTCTAGAAATGGTATTTCAACTTGGAACTACCGGGGTATCAAAGTTTAAAAAAATGTGGAAAGCGATGAGAGTCAAGCAGTGGGAAACTGCGGCGGCTGAAATGAAAGATTCCAGATGGCATTCACAAACACCGAAGCGCTGTGAATCCCTAGCTGAAATTGTAGCAAATACTTAAAGAGTTCTTCTAATATAGTTAGGCAGTGTGCCTTCTTCTAAGTACCAATAATAAGCAGCTTTCCAGTCTTTTTTATACTCTGTTTTTAAAAAGTCTATTAACTCTTCTTCTTTTTTATCATCACTCTTAAAAAAGTTTAAGAAATGATTCTTCGCTTTATCAGTTAAACTAAACATTATTTATCTCCTTGTAATTTGATTGGAGAATATAATGTTATTTTTTACTTTTAG